TTTTTTTTAGCGGCTTCTAATATTTCTGCCTCCGCTGGTGGAAAAACTACACGTTTAAAAATACCGAATATACTTTCATAACGACGTACTTCATTCCCATCTAAAGACGCGGATACCTTGAGATAGTCTTCAATACCCTTCTCATCATCACGACGAATAGCGTCGTGTTGTTTATTAAATAAACCTTGCTGTAGTTCTACACCACGTGTCTCATCACCTCCACTTTGCTGAAGGGCCTTTAAGAAGCTTTTAAGTGGTGTACCACCAGTAATTCCGTCATCCACAAAGTTATTTAATCGTCAGATAAGAAACTCGCGTCAATTTCTACAATTGTACCGTCACTAAATGTGATATTTTTTTCATCCTCTACACGGAAGTCACTAATTGCTTCGATAATCATGTTATTAAGCTTTAGAGGTAGTGAGTTAATAATTTGTTTACTCTCAAATAAGTTATTACTCGAGAAGGAAAAGATATTATCATCGATCGATATTTTTTCAATAAACTTAATTATTTCATAAGATAGTACTGTAGTTAACGTCTCTTCGTCTTGTTTATCTTCTGGTATATTGTTAATTTCAGTAACTAATTTCTTTGAGATAACATCATCACGTTCAAACGATGGTATCGTTACAGTTACCTTAATACCTTTATATTCTATATCTTGTGTTGGAGTAAATTTAAATTCAGGCTCAGGTAAATCACTTAAATCATAATTGATACCATCTACTGTATATTTTGAGCTAATAGATTCCTTCCTCAGTTGAGTTAAGATAAATGCTCTATCAGCTAATGTAAAGGTGTAATCATCATGACAGTTAGTGTTAATAATATCATTATAAATAATACTACTTCTAATAATACCTGAATAGCCTTCAAAAATAGACTTTAGTAGTTCTTTATGTTGTGTAACACTAAAGAGGTTAAACCCCAGCTTTTTACCCGCAGACGGTACAAAAATCTTAACAGTGTTTTTCTTATTAAGTTCATCTAAATTCTTAATGAAGTCATCTAACGTATTTTCTTTATCACTCACGCATATACTTATAACTTAAAGCGAGTTTTACAACTACTAAAGCATACGTTGTTGCTTTTTAATCTCTTTATTTTCTTTATCTATTCTCTCAGAGTGTAGTTTAAGTAATAACCTTACCTCGTTAAATGACATATCAAAGAAGTCTCCAGATCCCTTTGTTACAAAATGATTGTAATAATAAAAAGCTTCGTAAAAAAATACAAGATCATATGTGAATATAGATATAAGAAATTGTAATACTCCGTTACCTATAATATTAATCCTAACTTCGGATATTTCAAACTCTTTATTCTCTTCTATTAGTGTTAAATTAAAAAGAGTATCAGATAGACGCTTAATATAAGCTTGTAGAGATAAGAATATTGATGTAGGTAATCTATCTAATATTTTAGTTTTCTCAGCTGCATTTAGATTTAAAAAGTCTATTACTAGTCCCTTATATTTTATACTCCTAATTGTTGATTGATATAACTCATCAACCCCCTCGAAGAACAATCCGCAAGGGATCCCTACCTCTACCTCAATATCATCTTCAACAAGCGTCTCCTGTGTTTCTACGTAGTTATCAGTAAGTTTACTTAGTATTGTATCAATGTTATAAGATATATCAACTTTATCCTTCCCGACGAACGTTAGCTTACTATCAACAAACATCTTACGCACGCTAAGTAAGATATAAAATCTATCAAAAATGTTTAAGTCTGATGTAAAATAGAGCTGTTCAAAGAAGCTATTTAAACCTACAAAGTCACCATTCTGGCAAAACTTTAGAATAACGAGATAATCTCTGTTATTTAACTCACCTAGTCGCGTACTTTTACCGCTAGGGAGATCTAATTTTATAGTAAACACTAACTATTTATAGTAGTATACTAGAAGATCTATGCAATCGGTCTAAAAATATCAGTATTAAAGTCACCGATGAGCTCTCTTGACTGTCTACCAGCCGCGGCCGTATCAACATCATATGTTGAGTATTTTGAAAAAGCAAAGGAGCATGTACGTGTAATATCGCTTTGACTTGTATTACCATTCATACTTAGTTGATCTGCTTCTACAGTAATAGGTACACAGTCTTCAAATAAGTACGTCTTGCGTTTGTTTATCATGTCCCCTAAAGGTACATCTTTAAATCCCTTACCATCAGGATTTTTTGAGTGTAAATTAACGACAATATTACACTTTAGATCAGTCTCATCCTCAATAAGGCCGTGATAAGATACAGCGACTAACCATGGTCTAATAAATAAATCTACGACATCCTTATTCTGTTCAAGGAATGTAACGTCTAGTTTATTCTCACTACCGTAATCGGTACGCCTATCACCGTAATAACCAGCGACAATACCGCCGGATCTACCTACTGGTAGGGTACCGACAGTCATTTGCTCTTGTGGTAGTGAAACTGCCTGTGCGTATAAAAAACCTAACTCAGCATCTGATCGCTCATCGAATAATCCATCGAGAAACGACCAACGGTTACCTTCATAGTCTTGCAGTACTTGCTTAACGCTGCTTGCTAAACCTTTACTTATGGGAGCACCGCTACGACCTTGAAAGTCGATAGTCCAAAGAAACTTTGTCGTGGGTATATTATTAGCCCACTCTTTACCGAGACCGTTTAAATGACGCCTTGTTGGTTCTAAAGCCATTTAATTAGAAGCTGCCAAACCCACCGGCTCCACCTGGACGTGTATTTTCGCCGATGGTTGCTGTTGGGTTACCTTGCTTGCCTGACATCTCATAGTAGTGGTAGGAGATAGTAGCATCAAGCTCAACAGTACCACCGTTACCGGCAGCCATATCATAACTAGTTGCTTGAATATCGCGAATTGAAGCACCTACAAGCTTATATGTATTAGTAACATTAAGCGCTTTATCAAGCTGCTGTAGGATGATGTAGTGCTCAGGAAGAGGTGTGTTGTACTGTCCAGTTGAGAACTGATCGTTAAAGACTGTTCTTGACGCTTGCTCCATTTTAGATCTAAGTGCAGAGTCAGCATCTAGATAGAACTTAAGAGCGTATGCATCTGAACCAGGGTAGGTTGTGTTACCAGGAACGTTAAAGTCAAGACCCATGTAAGGTGTTGCAACGTTAGTAATACTTCTTGCTGGTAGTTCTGCAGATTTAACATAGACTAATTCTGAATCGTTAAAGTTAACATCTGGAAGACTAATGTCACCTATTCTGAACAGGAAATCACGTGCGAAATCCCTTGACTGTGCGACTTTATAAAATTCTTGTATATCCTGCTGGTTTGCGTAACTCATACAAGTATTTATATCTATAGGCCCACTTTTAACAAAAAAAACCCGGATAAAGTATACTTTATCCGGGTTTTGAAATTATGCTATGTTAAACTATTAACGATTAGCTTGGAATAAGCTCTTCGAAGTTAGCATCTGTGCGTGTAGCGTAGAAGTTAACTAGGATAAACTCAGCAGATCTAACCGGCTTAAGGTAAATATCAACAATCATCTCGTTACCATCGATAACTTCTGGAGTGTTGTTTCTTTCATCACATACGATCAAGTAATCATATAGACCGTCAGCAACCTTAACTCTATCGAAGAATGGTGTCAAGGTGTTAATAACTCTCGTTCTGGTGAACAATGTATTGTTCTCGAACAGGAAGTTCTGCATGGTCTTCTTAGTAATCTTCTCAAGATATAAGAAGGTACGTCTTACGTTAATACGATCGAATGCACTTGGCTTCTTAAGCAGTGTCTTCTGTCCGAAGAATACATTACCTCTATCAGGGAATGTTGCAATCGGGTTAAGGTTAACTGTATAAAGATCATCACGTTGTCTCTGGTTAGGAGAAATTGCAACATCAACAGCACCTCCAACAACACCTCTATTGAATCCAGCAGGTGCGCCCCATGGGCCAGTGCTAGCATCAGTAGACATCATCTTAGCGGCAGCAAAGCCGGATGGTGGTACGTAGATAAACAATCCAGTGTAATCATCATACACCTTCATGTAGTTAGCGTACGTACAAGCATAAGAAGAGTTAGCCAACTCAAACTGATGTCTCAGACCCCAGTAAATGTCAGTGTAGAAGTTCTTATTAATATCATCCTGAATCTTACTACCCTTGCCTGAAACAAGCAATTGTCTGATTGGATCAGCTACAAATAGTACATCACCACGTCCGCCGTCCTTAGCAGGTCCGCAGAAGGTGTTAAACTTATCGTAAATAGCCATATAACCATCACGAGCACCTGTAACGGTAAGATCGTTTGATGTTCTAAGAGCTTCAATACCGTCGGTTGTTCTAGTATCGTCAAAGCCTTGTGCTGTTAAAGCACCAGCGGTTGTCATATATGCTTGAATGGTTCCAAGACCACCTTCAGCAATAATATCGATATTAAACTTATCATCATTCTTAATTCTAAGAAGGGCACGATCGATCTTGGTTGGAAGACTTCCAATCTCTTTCTTACCGAGAGCAGTCTCACTATATGCACCAATGGCGAACAGTGAGTCAGCTGTACCGACAAGAGCCTTTGCTTCCTCAACGCGTGATGAAAGTACACCAACTGTAGAGTCGGTAATATCACCAGCTTCCATACTATCGAGAAGAGATTGTGTAATTACACGAATTCTTTTCTTCGGAGTACCGTCAGTATTAAGCTGTAAGCCTTGAATCTGATCAGAAAGGTAAGGGTTAACAATAACATCGATGTTTCTTGATGCATCTTCTTGTGTTTCAAGGAAGAAGTTCTCAGCTGGTCCACCATTTTCAGGTAGGCGCTGTCTGTAGTAACCAAGTGCACCGTTGATACCTTCTTCAAGCAAGTAGTCAAGAGTATTAGCAGACTTTGCAAATACTGACTGCCTTAGTTTAAATACACCAACGTTAATAGTATCGTTATACTCATCAGTACTGATGTTGTAGTTAGTGATTCTATCCTCCATAACCTGTGAAACGGAGTTTGTAGCAGGGTTATCACCTTCACCAGAAGTTGCAGAAAGTGCAAACTCCAAGCGTGTTTGTGGGATAGTTGTGAAGTTAGAAAGACCTGAATCAGGTGTTTCGATTGTTACAGTCTCGACTTGACGAATTGAATCGTAATCACGAGCTGGGTTAAGGTTAGTGTTATCTGAGATACCAATATAGTAACCGTTGAACTGTCCATCAATAATGGTTTGTCCTTTGTTAACTACGAGCATTGCTGCACTTGAAAGAGCAGCTACTTCAGACCAATCGCTTTGATCTGCTGCTGGTGTTGAGGTCCATCCTTCGGAGAACAGCTCACCATTCTTAAGTTTTAAGTACTGATCACGTGTAAGCTCAAACTGCTTTGGCTTACCAATAAGCCATGTTCCTTCATCTTCATAATCAACAGAAGCTGATAAAGCAGGTGAAGTTACAGACACTGGTGGATCAAACGCTGAGGTAGTATCAACAACTGGATCAACTCCATCGTCGTATGTTGGAAGTTGTGCAACCAGTGCATCATATGCAGCTTCAGTAAGAACATCACCAATGGAAATACCACTCGGGTACGTCACATCAAGTGGAGCAAGAATCTGCCCAGCTGGAATGGCCTTATTAGCAGTGTATGTAGTAGTTACCTCACCTGCTTCAGCGCTAGGTGTAAATCCTACAGCTGGATATGCTAAAACACTAAGTTTAGATCCAAATCCTTCACCGCCACCTTCGTTACCACCGTAAGGTAGTCTATTAACGAGTACAGATCCGGTTGAGTTAAGTGAAGCTTTTACCGTATGATAAAAATATCTTTCAGCAGGCGATCTTGGTTGACCGTAAATCTGCTCAAAATCACTAATGTTTGATAAACCTACAACTTCATCTGTAGGTCCCTCATTAGCAAATCCGGTGACGTATGTTGTTGTTCCCTGTGAAACTGTCCGTAGTGATAAATCACTCTCCCTAATTTCAACCCCTGGAGATTGTATTGTTCTTCTAGCCATAAAATTATTTATGTCTCTAGGGAAAGTTTTTTTAAGTATCTAACAACTTTGTGTGAATTTGTGAAAAAACAAATGTAGCACTGCCCTGTATCTCACCGGAGTCTCTATAGTTAAAGTCGATTGAACCTAAGGTAATCGGAAAAGCTTTTGTATATGTAAACTCTATCCGCCTATTATTAAACTCATCTAAACCGTATAACGTTAAGTCGGTCTGATAATCGTTAAATTGTAGAGGACCATTATCAGTACGTTCTACTAGTCTATCTTCATCAAATAACCCCGTTTTATCATCATGCATTAAATCAAGCCACTTATATATGGTCCAATAATTATTAAACTCATTATCAATAACAAAGTTAACCTGTATAGGAGGATACGGTTCTTTAGCATGTGATGAGTTATAAAGGTTACTACCGGCAAAAGGTATTTGTATAGCTGCTACAGTAATAGGAGGTACCACAGCACCAAATACAGACATCTGAAATGCGTCTTCATCTACATTGTCATTACTCCTATTATTGTGTTTCTTTATCTTTTTTAAAGCATCTGGTAACTGGAACACTAAAACAAACTTATCAAGACGGTTCTTGTTAAGGATTGATTGCTGATTAACGTTTCGTGACATATTATTATTTATTGTAAAGGCTCGTAACCAAACATAGATAACTCATCCATATCAGCTTCTGCTTGATTTTCACCCATTCCAAAAACCATAGGTGGTATTGTATTATTATTACTACCTACAACTTCATTATCTAGATATATTGAAGTAGCATCTTCAAAGTACTGTATACCGAAGTCCATTTGATCAACCACACATGGTTTTCCCATACTATCAAGCTCTGATATCTCGAAGAACCGTTCGGTGATCTCTCTTTCTAATATAAATAGCGCATATAATAATGACATAACCATATCATCATGCTTACCCTGTCTCGCTTTCCATGTGCCGTTTGGATACCTGATAAAGTTCTTAAGCTCCATTAATGTCTGTTCATCTTTAATGGTGACAGCACGCGCCTCGTTAATATAATAACGCATATTTAATACACCTTTGTATTTTGTATTAGTATGTGCAATCATACCCTGCATAACATTCTTACGGTTAGCTGCTTTATTACCATAAGATACTATCTTCTCATACCCTAAATCATTATATAGTCTATCAACAACCTGCGCACCACAATTG